TGCTGGGCTAAGCCGATGGGTTCTAGCCGTGTCCTTCTTCGCGTGAGGTCCTAATGCCGTTTAAGTCTGAAAAGCAGAAGCGTTACTTGTACGCAAACGAGCCAGCCTTAGCTGCTGAATGGTCTGCCAAGTACGGCGGAAAGGTGCAAGGTAAGAAGAAGACAACCACTAAGAAGAAGAGGAAGAAGAAGTAATGGCCAGCCAAGACTCCTGGGCTAGGCCCACCGCTAACAAGCTTGTAAACCTATTCCGGGTTTCGAGCTTGACTTACGTGCGAATGTCCACCGCATATGACCCAGCAACCGGAACCGTTACCCCAACCGAAACCGTCATTAGTGCTGCAGGTGCAGTCACCAAGATGTCGGCGACTTCTGAAGGCGGCACTGGAGGACCTAGAGAACTCGAGGCCTGGGTCAACCTCGAATATCTCAGTGATATTTGGCCCACTACCGACGACTACTTGAGATATCAAGACAAGTCATGGAAGATCATTGCTGTTGCACCGGCTTACGCTGGCGATGTGCGTTATGCCGCCAAGCTCACCGCGAGGGCTAGCTAATGGCCAAAGGTCTCAATACGGCTAAGTACGCAAAGGATGTGAAGCAGGCGATTGACTTTGCAATGGCTGCTTACTTGAATGCGGCTCAAGGCAAGCTGGTACGGGCCAACCCAAAGGACACCGGCCGCATGGCTAGTTCATGGAACATTGCTCAGAACTACGTTGATGCCAGCACCGCACCCGAAAGAGTTCCTGGATCACAGCAGGTTGTGGTGAATACGTACAACGGCAAGATCACCGCCGATGGCACTTGGTTTATTAGCAATAGCGTTCCGTATGCAGTTCGCGTGGCCTACGACCCGACTTGGGCTAAAGGTGGCGCAGGTGGAACGGCTTGGTACACCAACATCACTAACTCGCTACCGCAATTGCTGACCAAATATCAGACTCAAGCTCTTAGGAGAGTCAAATGAGCCTGGCCACTATCCGTTCTGTTTTTGAAGTCGCTATTCAAAATGCCTTTGCTGGCATGACGCCCGCAGTGCCGGTTGCTTTTGACAACGTTCAGTCGAAGCCACTTGGCGGTGCAGATAGTGAGTTCGTTGTTCTGTCGATTGATTTCCCCTCGATCACTGAACCCATCCTTTGCATGACGGAAGCTGGGATCGATTTGATCCGAGGCAATGTGCAGCTTGCTTGCTACACCCCAAGAGAAACAGGGATGAAACGGCTGGAGGAAATGACCACCGTTGCAGCTCAAACATTGAACACATTGAAAGCAGCTGATCCAGCTGTGAATGCAACTGTTGGTCAGATTGCTGGACCGATCTCTGTGCTCGAGGGTCCACAGCCTCATGCTTTAGCAACGTTATCGGCGCCGTTTACGGCCAGGGGCTAATTTAGAAACACCTGGCCCCCACAGGTTCGCCCCCAAAAAACGCCCCTAACTATTGTTTTTCTGAGGTAACCCGTGCCCGTCGCGTGTTCGACCCAGGCCTTAACGGGCCAAGAAGGGTCAATCTTTTTCAAGCCTGCTGGTACTCAATACTGCTTGCTAGCGGCTGACTTTCCTGCCGGCGATGAAATTACTGTTCCTAGCAGTAATGACTTCAAGGTTGGTGATCCTGTCGAGTTTGAAGCCGAAGGCGGCGCAACTCTCGACACCAAGACTGTGGCTGGCACCACTTATTACGTGCTGACTGCCACTGCTACAGAGATCAGTATTTCTGCCACTGAAGGCGGAGCTGCCATCACTCTTGATGGTGATTCTGTTACTGACGGTGGTGCTCACATCAAGATTTCCTATGCGGAATTTCAGGCTGTCTGCCAAGTGCGGGAGTTCTCGATTGATGTTGAGCGTGAATCGCTTGATGTAACCACGTTGCCCTGTGGTGTTGGCGCAACAGCTGCTAGCGCTAAATACGCACAGTTCCGTAAGACCCAGCCTGGCTATGCCAGTGGATCTGGAACTATGACCGTGTACTTCACCGATGATCAGAATTCATTGGCTAATCGTTTACTTGGCAACGTTCTGCTCAAGTCACAAGAAGGTGCCTACGTGCAGCTTTTCGTGAACACCGTGTCGGATGGTCAAAGCCCACCGGCTCCCGATCTCACTCAGTCCCTCTACATTCAGAGCGGAATCTCGATTGAGAGCATGAGCCTGTCGGTCAATCCTGATGATCCGACCACTGCTGAATTGAACTACACCGTTAATGATCCTCAGGTATTCCTGGGGGCCACAATCGGCTAGGTAGATTTAGTTGGGGCATGTAGTGGTTCGGCATACGACCCCTGCATGATTCGGCATAGATAACCAGGGGCTTAGCGTGGTTGCTCCCCCTGGTTCCCCTTTACGGGTAAGCTTGCTTTAAGCAACCACTAACTCATGAGACAGATTGATCGTCTGCTGAAGTACGCCGGTAATGATCGGCAGATCTTCAAGAGCGTTTGGCATAACGGCCAGGACTGGTCGTTTTACATGAAGCCTTTAACGATTGCCGAGAAGAACAGGGCAACAAAGGATTCACGCAAGGATGATTCTTTGGACTTCGCCTTGCACCTGTTGTGTTTGAAGGCGACGGACGAGAACGGGCAGCCTCAGTACAACGCTGCGGCTGATCTCCCAATCATGCGTGCGCGTATTGAATCAGCTCTGTTGGACAAGCTGATGCTGGCCATCATTGGTCCTGACGAAGCAGATGAGGTTGAGGGCGACCTCGACATCAAAAGTTCTAGCGAAGGAACTACGCAGAGAAAACGTAGTAAGCGAGTTGGTCGTGGCGAAGGAGCTGGGCAAGACGCTGGGGGAACTACGCCAGCTGATGACTTCTGAAGAGGTCATGCTTTGGCTGACGTTCTTTGAACTGCAAAATCAGGAGCGAGAGAAGACGATGAATAAGGCCAGGCGCCGCAGATAGAGTGGTCGGAAGGTTGGTTGATTTGTAGTGGCCGTACAGACCCTCATCATTGAGAACATTGTTCGCAATATGAACAAGGTCAAGACCTATGCGGTTGAACTGGTCAAGGTAGATAAAGCAGCAGAGGCGGTTCAGAAGGAAGTACCGAGGGCCAATAGGGCCATGTCAAGAACCGGTACCGCGGCTAATCAAGGGGCGCAAGGTGCCACGGTTTTAGCGCGAAGGCTGGGCAAAGTCGCGATTGCTTATGCGTCTATTGCTACGGCGCAGAAAGTGCTTCAAACAGGTATCCGGCGTGCAGAGTCAGAGCGAAGAATCAAGTTCTTGGCTGAAGGATATGGAGAGGCAGAACAGCTAGCTCTTGCTGCATCCAAGGCCGCGAAGAAGTTTGGTCAATCTCAAACGGAGGCCAACTCGGCATTGGCTACGGCTTACGCACGCTTAAGACCTGTTGGGGCCTCGCTTAAGGATATTGAGAGTGTCTATGCCGGCTTTAACACTGCGGCAAGGCTGAGCGGTTCTAGTGCTGTTGAGGCTGCTGGAGCGTTCCGTCAGTTAGCTCAGGCCTTGGGTTCTGGCACGTTGCGGGGGGATGAATTCAACTCGATTGCTGAGCAAGTCCCATCGATCCTTACGGCGATTTCTAAGGAAACAGGGATAGCGCAAGGCAAGCTTCGGGACTATGCCGCTGATGGCATGATCACAGCAGAGGTGATGATTCGGGCGCTTAAGCGTATTGAGAAAGAGGGAGCTGATCAGCTAGCTGCTGCTATGGGTGGGCCGGCTCAGGCCACTAAAAACCTACAGAACGTCTTTGAGGATTTAGCGGTCGCGGTTTCTAAGTATTTGGTGCCAGAAATGGCAGATTCCATGTCGATGCTTGGGACTACCATCTCAAACCTTGAAGGCCCTATTAGAGCCGTTGGCAGGCTATTGGGTTGGATGATTGGCGAGGCAAATAAAGCATTAATGGCAGTCAATGCTGTGTTCGGCGCACGGTTGGAAGATCGCTATTCACGAACAGCCATGGGTGCTGCAGCGAAAGGCGGCACTGTTGGGAACCTTGGAGCGAATGTCAAAGGCTCTGGTATTCAAGATTTAGAAAATTTAGTAGCAGAGGTGAATCGTAATCGTGGTGGCCGTGCTCAGACTGAAGCTGGTTTAAATGCTTTGCAGCAGGCCAGAAGTGTTCTGCAGTCTCAGTGGGGTGACGCGAATAAGGCTGGAGGAACTGCAGGTCAGGAACGCATTGTCAATCTGAATAAGCAGATCACTCAGGCGCAGACCGCCTTAACGGCTCGTTTGGAAAGTATCAATAGAGCTACTCAAGTTCAGCCCACCGCTGCACCCGATACTGCAAATATTGTGGCGGGTGCGAAAGGTGGTGGTGGCGGTGGTGGTGGGGCCAATGCTGCACAGAAGGCAGCTGAGAAGCAGGCTCGTTTAGATGCACAGCGGGCAGAGAGCACTAAGAGATTGACGACCGAAATTGAACGACAGTTTGAAATCAAAAATAAAAGTACCGACCTGGAGAAAGAGGTGGCACGGATTAATCATGACTATGTGGACACTTTGGTTGAGATTGGGCAAGTTCTTGACGTAAATGAGCAGGCAAGGTTGAAGTCGTTAGCCACAGCGATTAAACAACTCGACATAGCTGAAGCCACGGCTGATGCTGAAGAGACAAGAGCAGCTAAAGCGAAGCGAGCAGCTGAAGAAGCAAAGCGAGCAGCTGAAGCAGCCAAAGGGGACCTTGAGAAATACACGGATCAGCTAGGTGCTGATCTTGCTAACACCGAGGGAATGATTGTTCAGATGGCCACAACGGTGGAGAACGCTATGGCTCAGGCCATGAGTACAGCAGTTATGGGCGTCATTGATGGCACCAAGACAGCAGAGGAAGCCTTTGCCCAGATGTTCAAGCAGATCGGTGCCGCCTTCATCCAAATGGCCACGCAGATGATCGCGAAGGCTTTGATCTTGAAAGCGCTCAATGTCATGATGCCTGGCCCTGGCATGAACGACAGCGGGTATAGCGGCGGATTTGGTCATGACTTCTGGTTCCCCAAGATGGCTGATGGTGGTTATGTCACCGGCCCAACTAATGCACTAATCGGTGAAGGCGGAGAGCCTGAATACGTCATCCCTGAGTCCAAGATGGGTGACGCAATGGCTCGTTATTCACAAGGAGCTACTGGTGAGCAAGTCCTTGATGGTCCTGCTTCTGCACAGTCCAGCCCTGCCGGTGGTATGGGTACTCCTGAGGTTGTGATCCAAGGTGGTGTCTTGAACTTCGACGGCAGTCAGTACATCAAGCAGGATCAGGCGCCTGCTTTGGTGATGCAGGGTGCAGCTTTAGGAGAGCAGCGAGCATTGAAACGCTTACGCATGAGCCCTGGTGCTAGACGGAAGGTAGGCATCTAATGGAAAGCACCTATGCCATTGGTCAGTATCTGACCCTTGTTGAGGCTGATGTTCAGGTCTATTACCGCTTCCAGAACTTCTGGATTAACGAGACCGTGCCATGGGTCAACGGTGACCATACTTTCATGCCTTTCACCTTCTCCGGGATGACGGTGGACCGAGACGGCGGAAACATCGACTGCTCCTTAGTCTTCCCCAACAACCAGCTCAGTCG